TGGCGGCAATACCCACCTTATTCTCTCGTATTGCCTCCGCAGGCGGTGCAACATTTGCGGCGAATGGTGCATTAATGACAGCCTTACGAGCAGCCGCCAAATTGGTAGGATTTATTGCTGGTGGTGTAGGAGCCGCATTAGGACTAGGAGTTATTGGCGGCAACAATGAACAAGAAAGCACAGAAGGTTCTACGCAACCAGGAACAATGGGTGCTTATAGAAGTCGTGCTGAAAGCACAGCATCAAATGATGTCAAGCGTCCTGTTCAAACAGGCAAAGAACTACAAGGTCAATTGAATGCTGTAAACAGTCTAGCAGATGGTTATCGTAGAATAGCGCAGGCCAATCAGGATCGTTATACCAGTGAAGTTGATATGCTGGGCAAGAGCAAAGAAGAACAAGAGACAATGAAAGCCACAGCAGATATTAACAAACGCTATGCCGATCAAACAGCCGCATTAGAAGAAAAGCGCAAAGGCGCCAAAGGCGCCACATTGGCTCTAATCAACAAAGAGATTGCCAACTTAGAAGATCTACGCACCAGTGAACTTGATATCTACAATATCACCAGAGAACAAACAATACAATACGCAAGACAGCAACAAGAAGTTAAAAACATTGTTGAATTTATGGAACAAATGGCACAGGCGCAAGCAGAGATAGCCAGTTTCCAAAGCACACAAGATGCCGCAAGAATGAGTGCATTTGAACAAGTTAAAGCACAAACAGAAGCCTTGGCACTGATCACACAACGCGAAGGTCTTGAAAAGAGTATTATTAACTTGCGTGGCACTGATCAAGAAAATATTAAAAAGTTATTTGATCTAGAACAACAACGCAAAACACAATTGGAAGCCATCCAGAAAATACAAAACTTGCCATTTGAAGGTGTTGGTGGTATGAAACAACGCCTACAAGAGATCAATGACTTGTATGATGCTCGTGGTGTTAAGATTAAAGAAACACAGGCACGAACCACAGAAGAACAAAACAGCTTTAGTTTTGGATGGGCACAGGCCACAGAAAAGTATCGCAACAGCATTACTACCAACGCTGAATCTGCTGGTAAAACCATGCAAAACTTTACCAAAGGTATTGAAGATGTGTTTGTAAACTTTGTTCGAACTGGCAAGTTAAGTTTCAAAGACTTGGCCAATAGCATGATTGCTGACTTTGCTAGAATACAAGCACAGAAGGCCCTGTCAAATATCTTTGGTGGTGGCGGTGGTGGCGGTGGCATATTTGGATTCCTAGGAAGCATATTTGGCGGCGGTATCACTGGAGGTGGTGGTGGTGGTGCTATGGCCAATGGCGGAACTGTTGCGGCTAATACTCCGTTTCTGATTGGCGAGCGAGGTCCTGAATTGTTTGTTCCCAATAATGCTGGTCGTATTATTCCCAACAATCGATTAGGTGGCATGGGTGGTGGAACACAAGTGATCAACAACGCAGTGACCTACTCAATCCAAGCAACTGATGCGGCCAGTTTCAGAAGTATGCTGGCCAGAGATCCAGAATTTATTCACAATGTAGCAGAACAAGGGCGTCGTAGTATGCCAATAAGGAGTAGAGTATAATGAGTTTGCAACAAATTATAAATGACGCAGTCAATATTGAAATCAACAGAGCTCGATTGGTGGCACAGACAGTGAGTCGCAGTGGTAGGATCAGTGTGTCCAGTCGTAACTGGACCAGTCCATTTAGATTCACAGTGACACCTAAACCAGTTTACACTGCGGCAGAATATAGAGAGGTGTTTGCTGATCTACTGGACAGTGATAGATATTTGCCAATGACATTTACATTGAATGATATTGATCCCACAACATTCCTGGCTGACTTGGGCAACAGTTGGATGGTGCCATATCAAGGTGGCGGGGATGCGGCTTCTGGGGGCAATAACACACTAGACAGTTATTCAGCCTCAACAGATACCACAGGAGCAAAAATTGTGTTGAACAATACAAATTCCACAACAATTACTGCAGGAACATACCTGGTGAAGAAAGGTGACTATCTAAGACCCACTGGTTTCCGCTATCCATACATTGCCACAGCAGATGTTGTAATCCCTACTGCGGCTGCAAGTGTTACAGGTGTAGTGCAACCAGCAGGCGTTACTGTTGAACTTAATGTGGGCATTTCAAATTTAAGTTATGTCAGCACCTCAACACGAACTGCTGTCACAGGCATCACCAGCACCACAGGTTTAACTGTTGGTCAGATTGTTACAAAAATTAGTGGTGCAGGTGCATTTGGTGGTGTCACATACATTGCCAGTGTTGATAGTGCCACACAAATCAGTATTGTCACAACAACGGCTGCCACAAGTGGTAGCATAACATTTTCAGGATCAGGCAACACTGGCACACCCGCAGTGGCTGTGCCTGTTCATAGAGGTTTCATTGGCACAATCAGCACAAATACTCTTGTGCGAGTTGGTGCAAGAGCCGCGGCATTCAATGTGATAGTAACAAATTTGCCGCAGGTGCGTTACTTGCCAGGACAGTTGGTAGAACTAACCGGTGATATTGGATTGATTGAAGAAGTATTATGAGCACAAATATCCCACCAGTACAAACCAATGCCATTGAACATGGTATTCTTATTGATCTTACATTGGATGAAGATACCTATTACATCAGCAATTGCTATAAAAATGTCACACACAACGGCAATGAATACCTTGCCCTGGCAGGATTTCTAAACACCAGTGACATTCAAAACAACATTAGCAATGCCAATGATGAAATCCAAGTTAGTCTCAGTGCTATCCCACCAACCTACATTGCTGCCACCATAGGTCAACCAATCAAGGGTGGTGAAGTCAATATCTATCGTGCATTCTTTGATTATGAAACACAAGAAGTTATCACAGGTGAAGTGTATCGCAGATTCACAGGTATCATCAGTAATTTCAGTGTGCAAGAAGACTTAGACACACAAGGAACAACTCCTGAAGTAACGCATACCATTACAATCATTGCATCAAGTATCATGGGTGTGCTGGAGAATAAAATTTCAGGACGCAGAACAAACAAACAAGATTTTGAAATTGAGTGGCCAGAACTTGCAAATGATCCTGCTGATCCCAGTATGGAACGGGTTGAAACCTTGTTCAACAGCAGTTTTGACTTTGGTAAGAAGTATGTGGCACAGGCGGCTTCAAGTATCAATGGTGGCGGCAGCAAAGAAACTGACAGCATTAGAGAAGTGGCTTAAACATGATTAGACTGGCCACCAGGAGCGACCTAAAAGCAGTCACTGAGTTATTGCTGGAGTTCTTAAAGTCCAGCAGTTACAGCGATCATGCCGAAAGTGTAGATCCAGAACATATTCAACGCCTGGCATTCACGGCCCTGCATCAAGGCTACATCTGGCTTTACTTTGCGGATCAACTGCCAGTGGGCCTACTGCTTGCCGTAAAAGAAGCCAACATATGGGTGCCTACCAAATTCAGTCTTAGAGAATTGGTATGGTATGTGAAACCTGAACACAGAAGTAGTGTAGGTGCTGGTCGGTTGTTTGTTAAGTTTTGCCAAACTGGTGATGACCTGTTAAATACTGGGCGCATACAAGGTTACTTTACAACTCGTATGGCCACCACAACAGATTATGATTTAGAATCCAGAGGTTTTAGATTGACAGAAAAATTATACATTAAGGATATTTGATATGCCAGCATTTACAGCCATAGGTATTGCAGTAGCCAGCATTGCCACCGGTGGTGCCTTTGCCACCGTTGGCGCGGCACTTGCTGCCGGCGCATATGGCTTTGCGGCCATTGCCACAATTGCAAGCATTGGTGCTGCCTACATCACCTCAAGGGTTATCAATGGTAATCCCAACAAAGGCAACAACAGTGCCGCAGGCAGTCAAGGCGGACGCATACAGGTAGCACCAGCAACCAATAACAAAATTCCTGTGATGTATGGCAATAGTTTTGTAAATGGTATCATCACTGATGCAAGATTGATCACCACAGACCAGAAAGTCAACGACACAATGTTCTACTGTATTGTGCTGAGTGAAACTTGCAATATTGCAACAGCTGACTACACAGTTGATAATTTATATTGGAATGACCTGCGCTTGACCACTGTGAACAGCACAACTGCCGCACACAAGATCAAAGATGGTCGTAAGAATGTGGAAAATGTGGATGGTGTCACAGAAGACTTCATTGACACCAACTTCATTGTGGATGATAAGAGTCTGGTTGAAGTTAGAGTGTATGCAGGATCAACTGCGGCGGCAGATCAAATCTTTCCGCTACAGACATCTGCCAACACACAAGCGGCCTATGACTTTTGGGGCGACAATGACAATAGTTGGACCACAGCACATGAAATGACGGGTCTTGTATTTGCCATTGTTAGATTAAATTACAATGGTGAAAAAGGCTTTACAGCACTGCCAAATTTCACTGTGCAATTGAACAACAGCATCAGCAATCCTGCTGATGTGTGGTATGACTACATGACATCCGCCAGATACGGAGCGGGCATCTTAGATGCCAATATCAATGCCGCAGGACGCACAGCCTGGAAAGATTTCTGCGATGAAGATATTGCTTACACCAACAAGGATGGCACCGTCGATCAAGCAACCACTCGTTACAGCATCAATGGTCCTATTGATACTAGTCGCCCTGTAAAAGAAAACATTGACACTATCATGCAAAATGGTGGTGCATGGCTCAGTTATGAAGTGGCCACTGGCTACTGGAGTCCCATCATCAAGAAGGCTGTGTCAGCAGGCGAACTTGGCTTACCAGCCACTTACTTTACTGCCAGCCGCACTGGCACTACACTTACTGTCACAGCCTTTCCAGCAGGACGCATTGAAGCAGGACAAAGTCTATACAATAGTTCTAATAGCTTTATTGGCACCATCACAGCACAACTGGCTCCCACAGCAGGTGAAACTGCCGGACAAAAAGGTCGTTATACAGTATCAGGTGCAGGCGGCACAATTGCCCCAACCACATTTTACACACTGCCTGCGTCAATGCTGGCATTTACTGATGATAACATTGCCAGTGGTATTGGTATCTCGGGCACTAGATTAGATGACCTGTATAACTCATATGAAGTTGAATTCTTTGACAAGCACAATAGAGATCAAAGAGCCTATGCTCGAGACAGCATTGTGGCAGGAGAAAGAAATCCCAATGAGCCAGACAATCAATTACGCATAAGTTTGGGGCTGTGCAACAACAGTATGCAAGCAGATATCTTAGGCAACTTAGAACTGCGTCAGAGCCGTGATGACTTGACTGTGGAATTTACCACTACGCATTTTGGTATTCAGGCCAATGCAGGTGATGTGATCAGTATCACCAGTGACCTATATGGTTGGGAGCCCAAGTATTTCAGAGTCATGCGTGTGACTGAGCAAGAAACTGACCAAGGCCTAAGCGCACAAATTCAAGCCCTGGAATACAATCCTGATGTGTACACAGTAGAGCCTATTACTGAATTCACCACCAGTGCCAACATTGGTATTGGTGTGTATGGCGCAAGTCCAAACTTGCCACCACCACCTGATGTGATTATTGCGGCAATTGATGCTGATGTGGCCATACCAAACTTTCAATTACAAGTTACAATACCCACAACTGGTGGTCCTTATGATGAAATAGAATTATACTACACTGAAGGCTGGGACGAAATAACTGTTGTAGGAACTATTGTTCCTGGCACAGGTTCAAATGGTGCCGCAGTTGGTCAAGGATTGCTGACAATCACTTCAACACCTTTTGGTATTATCAACGCAGGTGATCGTATTGATCTTGCCCTGGATATTTTTGTGGTCAGTCAAATCACAAATACAGTTGCCCCTAAAACATTTGCATCAGGTGGTGTGCCAGTCAGTGTTGATCCTGCAACCACAACAGCCAGATTGCTTACATTCACCAATGTCACAGGACTGTTGGTTGGTAATACACTCACAGGAACAGGCATACCCAATGGCAGTTTCATCATTGAAATTGATTCTGGCACCAACACAGTTAGAATTGAAGATGCTGTCACAGTGCAGGCTGCAGGAACTTACACAGTCACAGGTGGTTTAGGCACTTACATTGTAGATACCAGTACAACTTTATCTGGCACAGCAGTGTTGTATGACTTACCAGAAGCCGACAACTATAAACTATTGAAGAAGATTACACCAGAAGGCAATAATCCAACATTTACCAATGGTCAAGTTGTCACTGATGTAATCACAACAGTGCCTGCCAACAGTGCCACATATCGCAGATGGTTTATCAAGGCCCGAATGGGCATCAAGAAACGCTTTGGTAAATTCAGCGACCCTGGTGAGACAGACTATAACTCTGGCAGATTTCCTTACATTCCAGATCCCAGTGGCAGTGGTGCCAATGTAATAAATATACAGCAGGCATTGGTCAAAATAGATTTTCAAACCTTGGTTATACCCAACAATGGTTTCTTATTGAGTAGGGCTATGAATCCAGTGGATTTTGGCAACGAAAATAATAATTTAGGCAGTAGTGGCCAATTAGATTTAGGATTACTCAGTGTTGTAGAAAACACAGTGACATCAGCAACAACAGATGTAGAAACATTTGTTTGGCAATCAGACCCAACATAAGGATATTTAGATATGGCATTACAACTACGAAGAGGCACCAACGCACAGCGTCTGGGTATGACTCCTGCCAATGGTGAATTAATTTTTGTCACAGACTATGAATTGGTCAGCACATCAGTTACCAGCATCAACATCAGCACAGAAACATTGACCACAACCGTGGCACATGGATTGAGTGTTGATCAGCAGGTCAAATACATTGGTGATACCTTAAACGGATTGACAGAAGATCAAGTTTATTTTGTAAAGACAGTACCAACTATCACAACTTTTACACTGAGCACAACTCAAGGTGGTAGCACATTAAACATCACACCATCATTTACAGTTGACTTGGTATTTGCCAAAACACCAACCTTGGCCTCAGGTGCGCCTGTGGGCCTAGGTGTTAGTCCATTATGGATTGGAGACGGTGACACAGTGGGTGGCGTTATTGCAGGATCCTTGAACTTAGATGATTTGCTTGATGTGCAAATTGGTGGTGCTGGTGGTGTTTCACTTGCAAATTATCAACACTTGCAATATGATGCCAGTTCAGAATTATGGCGCAATGTCAATGATGTTGTTGTGCCCGGTGACTTGAGTGTAAACGGTGGCAACATCAACATCAATGGCACAGCAACCGCAGCCACTATGCCATTCTTAACATTCTCTACTCAAGCAGATGGTGCTAACCCATTGTATGGTATTCGTGGTATGAGCTCAGCAGATGATCCGTGGTTTGTAGGTTCAGGATCAACTGGTGATGACCTAGGTTATTTAGAAATCGCCACAGGCGATAATGCACTCACTCCTGGTTTTGGTGGAGAAATTTATGTTCGACAATATAGCGGCTCTGGTGCAGGTGGAGCACCTTGGTATGGTGGCTCAGGCTCCATAATTAATAGTCTAACATTGTTGAATGATGTTGGTGATACCGCTATTCCAAACAATGTGACTATCAGTGGCGCAACAGACACAACCAGTCAAAGCACTGGAGCACTAAAGGTTGCCGGTGGCGTAGGCATCATCAAGAGCTTGCATATAGGCGGAACTTTCAGTGTTGACAATGGCAATAACGCCACATCAACAACCTCAGGTTCAATCCAAACAGATGGTGGTATTGGTGTTGTTGCAGATATTTTTGTAGGTGGTCAGGCAACCATCACAGGAGATCTAGCTGTAAATGGTGGTGACTTAACAACTACTCAAACAACATTTAACTTGGTCAATGCCACAGCAACCACTGTGAATATTGCTGGTGCAGGCACCGCTGTTGCCATTGGTGTCAGTGGCGCAGGTGAAGTTGATATTCGTCCTACAACAGACTCAAGTAGTCAAACCACCGGAGCACTACAAGTTGCTGGTGGTGTAGGTATCGTCAAGAACTTGCATGTGGGCGGAACGGTCAGTGTTGACAACGGCAATGACACCACCAATCCCACCACAGGTAGTATCCAAACAGATGGTGGTGTTGGTATCGTCAAGAGCTTGCATGTGGGTGGAGTTATCAGTGTTGATAACGGCAATAATGCCACAAGTGCAACCACAGGTTCAATTCAAACTGATGGTGGTGTGGGCATTGTCAAGGATCTATTCGTAGGTGGTTCAACAACCATCACAGGTGACTTGACTGTACAAGGAACAACAAC